GCTGAACAGTTGGTGTCCCAGTAGTTTAGAGCCACTCGGCGGTCTTGACGGCACAGGAGCGGTGGTGGTGAGCCAAAGCGGCGCTACAACGCAAACATGGTGCGGTGCGGGGTGGAGAGGCGTGGAGCTTAAGCCGTCAACCTACTACACGGCGAGCGTGTGGGCGCGTGTTGACGGTGGTCTTGACGACAACATGTATATGAGCTTTGCACAAAAAGGTGCTTCGTCTGCATTCTGGTACTTTCCCATTGCAACAGCTGGCGAGACCTTCGGGTGGAAGCTGTTCACGACAACCTTCAAAACGGGTGAAACGAAAGCCGACTGTGACAACGTGACGGTGGATCTTGGTATAAGGACCAACGGTGTTGGTAGGTTCTGCAAGATGATGCTTGACGAGAGCGACACCTATAATGGTTGGACCGCAGCCTCTTATGCCGATGTGTCGTCGCGCACGCTGCTGTCTACGGGCATAGACATCAAGAACAAGACGATCGACATGACGGCAGACAAGTTTACGCTCAGGAACAATCACGGTGAGAAGAGCTTTGACGTGGACGAGGACGGCAACCTTGAAGCACGTTCGTTGAAGAGTGTGTCGAAAGACGGACTGCTGACAGCCGTGATAAAGGATGGGGCTTTTAATGCTAAGAATGAGATGAGTGGAGCGTCTGCCTTTATTGGTCTTATTGATGGCTTGCCGTATTTGCAGTTTACCAACGCAGCAGGTGTTGTAACATATGCGATAGGAGCAACAGGAGGCAGGGCTTTTGGCAGTGTAAAGCTATCGCTCACTGCTTGCAATATGTGGTTATCAGTCGCAGACAACCCTGTGTCATCTGATAGCTGGTTGATAACTTATGGTGGCAGTATCACATTGAAAAACCTTGGGCAAGAGACATTGTCGGTGTACAAGAGTAAACTTATAACGACCATCGATGGTTTCTCAAAAAAGTTGACACCGACACCTTCAAATGACAGCTTCACCATGGGCGTTACAGGCACGAATGACAAGATGTCGTCGGTATTCCCTGGGGCAGAACTGGTGGTAAATTTTATAACAATTACAGAAACAGTGAAAAAGAAGAACAGTGACGGTTCTTATAATACGAAACCAACCTCACCCAGAAGCGTGGCTGTTGTTTACAATAATGAAAAGATTGGAAATGGTGTCGTTAAATAACAATTGGTTTTTGCTTTAATATACTGAGCTAAAGTTATGTTTTATTTTTACGGCATACTCTTATGTGGGGTATGCCGTATTTTTGTTTCTTTCTTACATGTGTATCTTTGCAATGAATAATCAAACTTAATATTATGATGATAGAAAATATTCGTTCTCTTTTCGTTGGCATCGCAATAGCTGTGCTTGCGTTCCTAAAGCCTATCGAGGGTGAGCTGACATCACTGATGATCGTCTTCTTCCTAAACTTTGTTTGTGGCTATTTGTCTGGCATGATTGCTAATCATGAGGATTTCAACCTTAAGAAGGCTCTCAGATGCGGTGCAGAGGCTACCGTGTTCTTTATACTTTGCTGTGCCGTCTATGCAGTGGGACAGATGAAACAGCAGCAATCAGGTGCGCTACAATGTGTGAGTTTCGTTACCTATGTTGTGCTCTATTTCTATGGACTTAATATCCTTAAGAACCTAAAAAAGATTTTCAAACAGGGCTCGGCACCATGGCAAATAGTTGCTTTCTTATATTATTTTCTGCGCTTCAAATTCATTGAGCGCATCCCTGGACTCTCGGACTATCTGTCCATTCCACGGGATTAACATTAAAAAAACAAATTTATATGCAGTTATCTCCTCATTTCTCTCTTGAAGAGCTTACGCGGTCTACAGCAGCCCGCAATCTCTCAATCGACAACTCCCCGAACAAATCGGAACTGGCTAATCTGCGCCTGCTTGCAGAGAGTGTTCTTGAACCTTTGCGACAGGCTTTCGGAAAGCCCATCGTGGTCAACTCTGGCTTCCGCTGCGAGGCGTTGAATAAGGCAGTTGGGGGTGCACGTTCGTCGCAACACATGCTCGGGCAGGCTGCCGATATTCGCACCCTGAGCAATACAAAAGAAGACAATCAGGCGCTCTTTGAGACGGCAGCTTCTCTTGTTCGCTCACATTCTATCAGTGTTGGCCAACTAATTGATGAGTATGGCTTCAGCTGGGTGCACATATCAACACCCGGCAAACATGTCAATAATATTATACATATCAAATGACAAGCTGTGAAAACGAAACTATTTCTTTTCATCGGGCTGCTCTTGTCTCTCATAGGGTGCTCGTCTCATCAGCCGATAACCTTAGAACGTGTTGTTCTGAAAACTGACACGCTTTACAAAACGAAGGTTAGCACTGACACATTCCGTATTCATGACTCCATCTACGTTGAGACTTTTACTCGTGGAGACACGGTGTTCAAGACTCGCGTAGAATGGAAATGGCGTGATCGTACCAAAGTCAAGGTTGATACGATCTATAGAATGGGGGTTCTGTCTGATTCTATTCGTGTTCCTGTGCCAACAGCACATAAGGCTACATGGTGGGAAAAGACACAGATGATCATAGGCAAATCTTTTATTGTTTTCTGTTCTCTAGTGCTCTTTGCATTGCTCCTGTGGATCATCCATCGCAAGCGATAAAATAAATTTGCTCAAAAACTTTGTTACATCCAAAACTTTTTGTATATTTGTGGTGTAATAACTAAATCGTCTGCTATATGGATACTCTTTTTATATTTTGGGCTTTAATCATATTTGCAATCTGCATTGGCAAGGGGTTCGGGACCCTTGCCAAAAGCAAAAGAAAAACCTTAGGTTCGTTTAAAGTCGATGACTCTGATAAGCCAACATCTATGATTAGGCTGTATAAATTTGACAAGACATACGATCCTCAGTCTTTCTTCTATAGGAAAGAACGTGAGATCATGGTCTCATCTCTTCCGGACAATCTGATAAAAAATGAGCTTAAAAATCTAAGAGAGCAATATAAAGCTTTCTTGGACTCGACAAAAAAATAGTATTTTTATTGGTGTTTAACAAGTGCTACCTTTGGTCTTATAACCAAATGTAGCACTTTTTGTATGGCAACAACCCAAACTTTTGAAACAATCATCCGTCTAAACGCTCAAGAAGCAAAGAACGAGATGGCAGCTCTTCAAAAAAGTCTTGATGACTTGAAGAGAAAAAAGGCGGATGCCTTGCGTGATCCTGGCACATCTGTCAAGGATATTAACAATTTCAACAAACAGATCAAGGCGGCTGAGGCAAGTCTTAAGGCTTATGGTAGCAGCGTGTCAAAAACAATTGACACGGTAAATAATCTTTCCACTGCATCGTTAGGAGATATAGAGAAAGCTGCGCGTGAAGTGCGTAAGGCCATGAAACAAGTGACAAATGCTGATGATTATCACGCGCTTAACGAAGTTCTGCAACGTTGTAAAGATCGCATGGACTTTATAAAAGACTCAACAGTGCAGTCGCTAAAGCAAATGCAAGAGCTGAACAGTGCAACAGCAAACCTTCAACGTGTCCTAGGCAATGTTAATGGAGCTTCACTGAACGAACTGACGGCTGCTGCCTCAAAACTTCAAGAGGAACTTGGAGACATGAAACCTGACACAGAGGCTTTTGTCAGGGCATCTGAAGACCTCAAAAAAATTAAGAATCGCATCCAGGAAGTAAATGCAGCGCAAAAAGATGCGAACCTCTCGATAGACAAATATGATCAGGAGATAGCTGCTGCTAAAAGGTCTGCCGCAGATCTTGCTCGAGAAAATAAGCTGATTGATGCTACACTCAAGAATATTAGTGGTGCATCGTTGCGTGACCTTCAGTATTCACTGAAGATTGTCAACGAGCGTCTAGCAGACGCAAAGCAGGGTACAGAAGCATTTGACTTGCTAAGTAACAAGGCTAAGGAGTTGAAAGCTCAAATTGCAGCCGTTAACAATGAACAGATAACATCTACATCGCTTTTTGGCAAAACGGTTAATAGTCTGAACAAAAACTGGGGCGCAATTACGCAAGGGGTTGCTGCTTTCACAGGCCTGTCTGCTTCTGTTCACCAGTGTGTGAATGCTTTCACTTCTATGGATCAGACGATGAACAATGTCCGTAAATTTA